GTTATACATTTCCTATAAAAACATTGCCAGGAGGATCTTGGCTTTTATTTTTGTCAATTTATGGGGCATTTCAAACCACTAGCACATCGGGGTTTACAGCAATATTTTATGATTCAATTATCTTTGAAAGCGAATATCTTGATGACAATGATAATAGATCACCTATATTTCAATCATTCGATTTTCTCACAAATCTAAGAAAAAGAACAGTTGATGTATCGGGTGTAAAGGCACTTAAAGGTGTATATCTCACAAACAAACAATATAGTAATGTGATTGGTAATTTTTTTAGATCAAGAGACAAAACCAATTATTTAAAAAGTGTTGAGGAAATAATTACACAACAAGTAATGAATGATTTTAGAGATTTTTTAGAAAGATATGAAGGTGATTTATATAATAATGATAATGATCCAATAAGTATGCACAATAAAATTTGGATTAACTTTGGATCTGGTGTGTTACAAGAACCAGTAAGTTGTTATATAGATAGCTTAAATTATAATGTAAAAAGGAATTTGTTAAGTGTTGTGATGCACATACCAAATCAAAATGATGATGTTACAACTCAATTTATAACAAAATTCTAAACTTTTTCTTTTCCTGTTTGCTGCGGAAACCCTGTTTTTTCTTACAAAGATGGGGTTTCTTTTTTGTAAAAATTTTTTTTATAATTAAATTTTTTTTAAATTTGGTATTTAAAATTAGTTATGAACATATTTAAATTACATTTTGAACAAGATCTTAAAAATTTAGGTATTAAGAGATACACAGTATGTAAGATGCTTAAATGCACAATGCCAACATTATCAAATAGAGTTAATAATCCTGGCAATTTTACAATTAAAGAAATTAAAGTGTTAAAAGATAATGGTTTTGTATCAATGGATAAATTAATATAAATTAAAAATAAATTTATGGAATCAATAAAAATACATGGTAAGCAATATGTGCTTGTAAATTCTAGGATAATAGAATTTAGAACCAATCCCCAATATAAAGGTTATGGTCTCAAAACAAAAAAGGTAAAAGATGAATGGTTTGAAAATAAAAGCAAAGATACAGGCGAATTATTTGAAGATAATAGAGTAGAATTTAAATGCTATATATACGATCCTTCAGGTAATTTAGTATCTACTGGTACAGCTAGAGAACTAAAAAGTTCATCATATATCAATGCAACATCTCATGTTGAGAATTGCGAAACAAGTGCCGTTGGTAGGGCATTAGGTTTTTTAGGTATAGGTATAGATACAAGTATTGCAACCGCTGAGGAAGTGCAAAATGCACAACTCAATCAAATGAAAATAAAATCAAAACAATATAATAATTCAAATAAAATAAGTAATGATAGATTCTAGTAAAAAAAATAAAGACAATAAGTATATCGAAGGAATAAGAATATTCCAAAACAAAGATGCACAAAGAACAAGATTTAGTGGTGTTATCACACCAAACAAATTAATGGATTTCTTGAAATCGGGAAAAGCTGATGGTGCTAAAACAGAATATCAAGGTGATGTACAATTTAAATTTACAATATTCTTAAATGATGATGGATCTGCAAGTGTATTGTATAATGATTGGAAACCAAATCAAGTAGAAACTAATGAACTAGATTGGGACTAAGTGGCAAACTTGGGAAAGAGGGGGTTTTAATTAACCCCTTTTTTTTGTGCAATTTGTAAATATTAAAATATATTTATAATTTAAAAGAAAATTTGTTATGAAAATTAGACAATATAGAAGCAATCAAGGTAGATCACCACAAAAAGAAGATGAAATATTTAAGTTGCTTTTTTTTGTTTGTAAATTAATGGTCATACCTTATATAATTTATTTATTTATAAAAGAGTGTTATGCAAATAGTTAAGGATGCAAATGATCAATATCATGCACATGATTCTATAAGTGCAAGTGGTTTGAAAATTATTGCAAGATATGGTGTTGAATATTACTTAAATGTCAAAATCAAAGAAAGCGAGGACATGAAATTAGGTACGGCAATACATACTGCGATTTTAGAACCCGATACATTTTTTGATATTTATGAACCAATGACTCAAAAATTTGATCTTAGAACTAAACTTGGCAAAGAAAAAAAATTAGAGTTTGATCAAAAAGCAAAAGGTAAAATCGTATTACAAAAAGATCAATATAATGTAATAAAAAATCTTACAAAAAGATTAGGCACAAATGACTTAGCAATAAAATATTTAAAGGGTGAAAAAGAATTATCGCATTATTTAGAACATGATGGATTGCCCGTAAGAGTTAGACCAGATGTTATAAATCATGTTGAGGGTTATATAGCTGATATAAAAAAAACAAGATTGACCGCATCGCCAAGAGATTTTACTAAAACTTGCCGACAATACGATTATCATGTACAAGCTGCATTCTATATGGATATGTTAGAAATAGATACATTTAGATTTATTGTTTGTGAAGATAAACCACCATATACCATTGTTGTTCATGCGCTTGATGATGATACAATACAAAAAGGTAGAATTGCATGGAAAAATGCATTTGAACAATGGAAACAATATAAATTAAGTGGTGAGATAACTTCTTATCAAACTAATCGTGTTGCAAGTGATGGATCATTTATTATAAGTTTTTGATGAAACGATATAGAAAAATTGTAGAATTACATTTTGGTTTAGACATTGGCAAAAAGTCAAGAGAGTTTAAATATATTTTTGCAAGGGCATGTTACTATTATCTTTTAAGAAAGTTTACTACTTACTCTTTACATGACATTGGTAAATCCATAGGTAAAAATCATGCAACTGTAATTAATGGTTTAAAACAACTAGATGGTATGATACAATGTAAGGAAATAAATATTTCTTTGTACAATTCATTAATGAGTAAATTTAATGTTGATATGGAAAATGGCAAAGCTAAGGTAACATTAAAACAACTTGTTTTAGATTATAATTATTTATTATTGGAAAACGATAAATTAAAAGCCCAAATAGAGGAACTAAAGGAAACAATTTACAAATTAGCCGATTTGGAATAATTTTCTTTAATTTTATAAGAAAATTTAATGGCTAACCCTTTTGATAAATATTTAGGAAAGGAAGATAAATTCCAAAATAGTGTAATGACATATCTAAAGTACAATTATCCGAAAGCATTATTTGCTCATATTAGTAATGAAGGTAAAAGATCTCCTTTTGAAAGATACAAGATGAAATATTTAGGTTCAAAAGCTGGTGTACCCGATGTCATGATATTTACACCTAACAAGCATTTTAACGGCCTAGCGATTGAATTAAAGGTGGGGTATAATAAACCATCAGAAAATCAAGCACAATGGCTTAAATCGCTTGAAAATGCCCATTGGAAAGCTATTTGGACTAATTCTTTTGATGAATGTATAGAAATTATAGATAATTATTTTAAGGATGAAAGGTAGTCGAGCCGTTTATTTTGATGAGGAAACACAAAAGGTTAGATGGACAACATCTTGTACATCTAGTTTTAAATATAATTATGAGTATGTTGGTGAGGCAAGTGAAAATGAATTTAATATTTTAATTGAATTATTGTGGCACTTGTATGAAGAAAAGAAAATTACAATTGATGAGTTTCAAGAAATATTTGACAAAGTAAGATTATTTTGTGATAAGGTCATGGGACTTGTTGATGAACAATAACATTTATGAAATATAATTTAGTAATCAAACCAAGTAAGTTTGATAATTTTACTATTGTGCCAAACAATCTACTAAGGCATAAAGGTATTTCAATAGGCGCAACTGGATTGTATGCATGGTTATTTTCACATAGATCTGATCAAGAGATAACAATAGAATATATATGTGGTCATTTTAAAGAAGGTCGAGATGCAATACGATCTAAAATAAATGAGTTAATAGATTTTGGGTATTTAGATAGACAAAGGGTGCTTGACAAAGGTAAGTTTAAAGGGTACAATTATATACTATCCGATGTGGGAAAAAACCGAAGTCGGAAAAAACCGATGTCGGAAAATCCGCTACAAAGTAATACTAATAATAATACTAATATTAATAATATAAGTAATGCACTACCACATTTTATTAAATTATTTGATACTAAATACACACCAAAAAATAAATTACAAAAAGACAAATGGATAAAATGCATTGATCAATGTATTAGAATTGACAAGTTCAGTTTACAACAAATTTATTTAATATGTAAACATATAAGACAAGATGAATTTTGGTCAAACAATTTTTTGACATTACTTAAATTAAGAAACAATGATAAAAACGGAATCAAATTTATATATAGATTTTATGAAGATTACAAAAAATACAATAAACCAAAAGCATATCAAAAAATTAAAAATTTAAAAGAATTTAAATTATATAAAGATGTTGATGGTAATGAAAAATTAGGTGCTATAACAACAACAACAAAATTAAATCAATATAATTTGACACAAATATTAGATGCTAAAGAAATATTGGAAATCATCAATTATATAAAAAATGAAAAAAGGTAAAATTTATATACTAGATAAAACCGAACAACTAATTGTTGAACTTGTTGCTAGTAAAAGGCAAAAAAATAAAGAGGTAACGGGATGGAATGGATATAGAACTGTTGCTGATAAAAATGATGTTGAATTAAATAAAAGTGGATTTGGCGCTGAATTTATATTTTGTAGAGAAATGAACCTATGCCCAGATTTTAAAATACACAATACATCTAAAACACTAGGCACAGATCATTATGATGCTATATACAAAAACAAAACAATAGATGTTAAAGTAAATAGAAATCATACCAACCCATTAATGATACCACAATATGCAAAAAGTAATTGTGATTTATTTGCGCTTTTTAGTTGTAAATATCCTAAATATAGGTTTGAAGGATTTGCAACTAACAAAATGATTTTTCAAGAATCGAATCTAAGAATGACAAGAGTAATGGCATATGTATTAGAAAAAAGTAAACTATTAGACATAAAACAACTAAATATTTAAAATATTTTTATATATTTAAAAAATTATTTATGAATCACATCACAGAATTTCAAAACATAGGTATTGTTTTTAATAAACAACATGGTAACATTAAGACCAAATGTCCACAATGTAGTCATAAAAGAAAAAATAAAAGAGATTTATGTTTAAGTGTTGATATTGATAATGGATTATACAATTGTCATAATTGTGGTTGGAATGGCAATGTCAAATTTAAAAAGAAAAAAGAGTTTATATTACCACCAAAAATAAAAGTAAATCTAACCGATAGAATAAAAAAGTGGTTTTTAAAAAGATCAATAACCGAGCCAACTTTACACTATTACAAAATTGGCGAATCACTTGAATATATGCCACAAGTACAAGCAAAAAGAAAATGTATAAACTTCAATTATTATAGAGATAACGAAATAGTAAATATTAAATTTAGAGATTCACAAAAAAACTTTAAACTAGTATCGGGAGCTGAATTAATATTTTATGGTCTTAATAATATTAAAAGTATTGATAAATGTTATATAGTTGAAGGAGAGATTGATTGTTTGAGTTTACATGAATGTGCATTATCTAATGTTTGTAGTGTACCTAATGGTGCAAGTAAAGGCAATCAAAAATTAGAATACTTAGACAATTGTTGGGAATATTTTAAGAACAAAAAAGAAATTATTTTATGTACCGATAATGATGATGCGGGTTTACAACTAAGAAATGAACTTGCAAGGCGATTAGGTAATTATAGATGTAAGTATGTAGATTTTGGAAAATATAAAGATGCTAATGAGGTTCTTGTTAATGAAGGTAAATTATTTTTAAAAAATATTGTACAAAATGCAAAACATTTTCCACTTGAGGGTGTTATTAGTATAAACAACATTTGGCAAAGTGTATTAAATTTTAATGAAAAAGGAATTAAAAACTATGACATTGGATTGCCAGGATCTAGTAATTATTTTAAATTATCTATGGGTGAATGGTCAGTAGTATCGGGCATACCAAATAGTGGTAAGAGTGATATTTTAGATCAAATACTATGTAATTTAAGTATGATGTATGGTTTTAGATGTGCTATGTTTTCACCCGAAAGTTTTCCATATGAAGGACATATAAAACGAATAGCAAATAAA